AGAAAAAAATATAAAAAGTTTCCTGTACCTCAAATAACTAAAGAAGGTAAACCTAGAGGAGTTAAACTAGAAGATATAGCTGTAGGAAAATATAGACAAATTTTTAAAGATCCTCAAACAGCTGAAACAATGAAATCTTTAAAACAACAAATCATGAAGAATCAAGAAACAACTCCAACAAAACAAAATTATTTAGATTTAGTTGTACAAAAACTAGCTATGCTTGAAGGTAAAAAAAGAACAGATGACGAAACAGCAAAACTCTATACAATGTTACAAGAAAAGCTAGATCCTGTAGGAAGAACAAGAGAAGGTTATCCTAGAACAGAACAAGAGTTAATGTATGCACCACCTATAAGAGAAAAGAAAACAGGTAAAGTTAAAACACCAGGAAGATTATATAGAGAAAGAACACCAGATGTATTAAAAGAAATGCAAGAAGATCCTACAGGGAAACAATTAAAAGATGATTTAATTTTAGATCCAGACTTTTTAGTTGATGATGCAAATGAACTTGCTGAACAGTCTTTTAAAAAAGAAATGTTTGATGAATCTCCAGAAACAGCTACAGCATTATTTTCAGATACACCTGGAGGTGTTCAAGAATTTAAACCTGATGTAGAAGTTGGAAAATTATTACAACTTATTAATACTCCTCAATTATTTAATCGTTTATCTGCTAAAGAACAAAAAGAACTTTTAAGTATTAAAGCTGTATATGATGATGCTATGGAAGTTGCTAGACAAAGACAAGAAAAAACACCTAAAGGAATCTCAGAAGATGCTCTTGAAAAAGAACGTAAACAATTTGCATCACAATATGTTGCAAGTTATTTAATGCCAGAAGCACCAACAGGTTATAAAAAACCTGAAGAAGTTTTTGAACAAACTCAAGCATTACGAAGAGCTATTGAAAAAGAAACAGATCCTATAGTAAAAGAAAGATTAATACAAGAATTACAAGCTTCACAAATTGTTCCAACAGAATCTTTTGGTAGACCTCCTGCACAACAACCTTATATACCAGGATTTGAACCTGTAGGTACAG